GCATTATAGATAACATTATCAAGGATAGAGCAAAGCGTGATAACTCCTGCTCCACCAATTGCCATCGTTCCCCAATTTCCTATTAGATGACAACCCCAAACTTCATGCCCATCACCAGTTCCAGCAAAGTTAACAAAATGAGTATCAGAGGCATCTAACAGAATAGAAGAACATCGGTGTATCTTTAGTCTATCACTTCCACCAGAAGCAGCATCCTGAATACAAACCAGGAAGTTCATATTAGTTGCAGTTGCTTGGAAATGACAATCTTCGATAGTGAAGTCATCAGCATTTACATCAATAGCAACAGCGATATCAGCATAGTTAGCAGAAAAGACTATATTCTTAACAGTAATACCAGCAGCATCAACATCAATATCAGCAGCAGTAGCAGTATCAAAGGTAATAGTTGGACGATTAACACCTTCTCCAAGTCCGACAACCGTGATACCAGCTACATCAAGGTCAACACCAGCAGCAGCCGAGATAGTCTCAGCATGATTAGGCATTACTATAATATAGTCACCTTGACTAGCAGTACACCTACCAACTGCCGCATCAAGAGTAGCCATGGCACGGTCTTTATCTTTACCATCATTAGTGTCAGACCCTGTTCCACTACTTACAAAATAAATATCACCAGTGGTAAAGATATCACCACTACCAAGAACAGGTACTCCTGATACAGAAATACCTCCAGGGAAATTAGTTGTACTCATTATTATACCTCTATTCCTATTGTAGTAAGATACGAATTCAATTTGGTTTTCTGAGCAACTGTTTTAGTAGTAACAGTATCCCCGCTTTGAATGTGACCATCAGGATGCTCAATAACACCCACTGTGTATCCTACTCTCTCTAAAAAGTTACCAGCAGGGTCATAGTAATCATAGCAATATTCTCTCTTGTCTTCTCTAGAATCAATAACAAGGACTACTTGAACATTTCTTTCATCCTCCTTATCATGATTTTCAACTATCGTATCTCCAATTGGAGTCGACATTTTCTTTCCTCCTAAAATTTGAGGGGGTAAGGAGGCCGCCGTAAAAACCTCCTTACTCCCCCCATCAATTAATCTAGGATACTATAGAAGCTACGCTACCACGGTAGTCAATCCAACCACCACCATAACGATGACGTATCTTGTACGCTATCACATCATGGGTGAAGTGCATACCAGCAGTAGGGTCACTCTGAACAAACATTTCTGGCTCTCTACGTCCATTCAAGAAACCCATTTCAAGCATATCAATTTGGTCAGGACTGGACATAAGATACCAGTTATTTGTATCCGTGAATTGAGGTACAACGATGGTCTGGAAAGTTCCTGAGAATATGTTAACCGCATTGTTAGCAGAGTCAGGAACTTGACTTGAACGCTGCAACTGTAAGGCTACTTCACGTAACTCTACAGGAACCAATAGACTCCGCTCTTCTAGTCCAATACGCTTCGTTGACTTATCTAGCATAGTACGGATTCTATTCGCAGCATCATTAAAGGATGTTCTGTTTAATGCAGAAGTAATCCTGTTATTATGAACAGCAGTAGTAGAACCATCAAAGACGTTTTCAGAGGCTGATTCAGTATTTCCAGATTGGTCAACATCAATGAAGACTGGGCCATCCCCAGAGTTTTGAGTGAACAGGTTACTAACATACTCGTTTAGGGTAATGCCAGCAGACCGACCCATTTCATCAGAAACACGAACCAAAGCACTCAAGTCATCATTTACAACAGCCCTTTGAGCAATAGGAACCAAGTTGCCATACTCAGTAGGCGTATAGGTGTGTACGAACTCAGCCCACGTTAATTCTGCATACTCTGCACCAGCAGTAGTACGTTCACTCAAAGAACCAAGAGACTCCATACGGTTTCTATCTTGCTGCTTCAAGTCATTTAGACTTATAATAGTGGTAAATGGTTCCCACCACATGTTTTGACGCTTGTATTGCCTAATCAAACGTCGGTTCATAGAGGTTCCAAGAACATTAGCAAACGTAACAGTAGAACCACCAACAATCTTTGCAGCAGTAGGCGTACTACCAGCACCTTCACGGATTCTATCGTCTAGAGGAATTGCACCCCAAGTAAACTCATAGTCATTGGTTACTGCAACATAAGCTTCTTTAATACCACTCAATCGTGGCACATCAGCATATTGCTCGTCAATTTCTAAGCCAAACAACCTATCCATTGCAGCTTGCATCTTCTCTTCACTAGTGATGAGTTGAGCAGATGCTGGAAGTCTAAATGTATTCTCTTCAGTAGGAATACCACCAGACATATAACCAGGAACCATAGCAGAAGCAGATTCTCGATACATCTCAATTTGAGAATCAAGTTCAGACTGTTTAAAGACTCTATCTCCATACTGCTTTTTAAGAGCTTCTTTCATAGGTTGAGGAAGGTTAGATTCCCTCAACGCATCAGCAAGAATACTATTATGTTCTCTAACTTCTAGCCTATGAATAGCCTCAGTTAATTGTGTGTCCTGATTCGAAGAAGTATTATCAATTTTCTCCTGCACACCAGAAGCAGGCGGGTCATCTACAACAGATACAGGAGTACCTAGCTTAAGAATCTCTCCATACAATTCAGGATTAGATTCTTTCAGTTCTTCGATAGTCATCCCTTCAAGAGACATTAGTTCACTCCTAACTTTATTATCATCAGATTCTTTTAGATTTTCTATTACTTTTCCACCAGCACCAGGAATATCTACAAGGTCAACAGACCTAACATAACTTATTCCTTCACTGTACTTAACTACTTTACCATCTTGTTTCTTAAATGTACTCTTTCCTAGACCCAATAAGGACAAACCTATCAAGTCTAATTTGCCTTCATCTGAAAGCTCTAGTAGAAGTGGTTTTAACCAAGGTACTCCAGAATTAGTTAGGATATGCCAATCAGCATAAAGTCCATCACCCTCCTTAAGTGTGACATTTTCATACCACCCTACTAAAGTATTTATTGGTCGATCTCCACCATTATAGTCTTCCGCTGGATGATTAACATATGAGCGAGCACCTTCAAATAAAGGCATCGCTTCTTGTAATACACTATCTGGAAAATATCTTCCTGATTGCGTATGTCCAGACACAATCATTCTTACATTCCAAATGGAACCATCACCATCACTATCGGACAGACGTATTACTTTAGCTTCAGTAATGAAATCTTCCTGACCCCTAAGGTCAGAAGGAGGAATATTATTTTTAGCAGCTTCCATCATTAATGATTCTTTCATAGAAGCCTTTACATTAAACCTCTTCTTTTTACCATGATATCCAGGATTATCATCTTCCTCTTTAGAGTCTTTATCATCCTTGTCTTTAGGGTCTTTATCATTCTTAGTATCGTTATCGTCGTTATTATCTTTATTATTTTTATTATTTTTCTTGATATCTTTTTTGGCATCTTCTACTTGTTTACGAACTTCTTTAGCTTCTGTTAACTCTTTAGCCTTATCCTTGATATCATTAGGTATATCCAATGACGATATCTTTTCGTACAAAGCCTCAGCAGCTTCCTGAACATTAGAAGAACTATCAGTTAATGGAAACTTATTCAGAATAGAAGATAATCCTTCAGGAGATTCCTTAGCTACTGCTACCACATAACTAGAAAGAAGATACTCTAACTCAGACCTTAAAACAAAGTCTAAATCAGATTCTACAGATAAAAGAGCCTCTGCTACCGCAAACAAACTATCTGGACAGAAGGCACAGTGTTCCTTAAAAAGTTCTAAATAGGTTTTTTGTTCTGTAACCATAAGTATCCTTCTATTTTTATAAGATACTGCTATTAAGTATAAATAGGTATATCACTAATGTCAATACCTATTTCGTAGCTAAATTAGGTGTCTATAGCCTCTCTAACCATCAACTTGATTAAACACTTCATTGCAGCAGCTTCATTTGCAAAAGCTGTACCAGTAGTAAGAACACCATATATAGAAGTATCACCTGATGCACATCCAAGAGGAATTGGTGGATTATGTATTACTTGAGCTTCAGAAATTCCACCTTCATTAGACATAGCAGCAAATGTAACTCTACCTTGGTATTCTTCTTTATTTGCTACATTAGGATTATCATTTGGGTCATTATCATCTAAAGTACCAGTAGGCGCAATATTAAACAAATGAAGAGTTAATACTGGAACAAGGTCAGTAGTCTCAATAGTAACTATTGACTTATGTAACCAAACTACTCTTCCATTTTGACTCGCTATGTCAGCAAAATCCCAATGTGTACCAGAAGATGTACTTTCTGATAAAACATCTTCATCAGCATAATTTTCAGCAGCAGCTAGAGCTTTCTCTACCGACACCTCTACCATATTAGAACCTGCAAATACTACCTTACTCATTATTTCACTCCCATAGTAACTAATTTAGAAATACTATCTTGAGCCTCTAAATGTTTAAAATACTCTAATTGTTCTTCCTTCTCAAAAAGAAATGGACAGTATATTCCATCTTTGACCCAAGGACTATCAGGGTCTATTGCCTTACGATTTGGTGTTTCCCTTTTATTATATCTTTCCTCTAACATCTCCATACGAATATTAAACTTATGTTGAGCCACCCTACCTGGAGGAGTAACTGTTTGAACTTCCAAATCAGTATCCATCCAGAACTTATGTCCATAATGAGCTAAAAGTTGTCCAAATTGACCTTCCTGAAACAATCCAGTAAACTTAATATCAGGACAATTAAATACTTTAGTATCAAAAAGCATAAAGGATGCTCCAACCCACTTCATTGGTTGCATACCTAATCCTCGTTCAAAAAGAGGTATTCCTAAAGCTAAGTCTTCACCTTCATCCCAAATATAAGGAGAAACACATGGAAATGGCTTATTTAATAAGCTAATTAATGTTTCTTTTCTAGGTAAAATATCATTATCTATTAAGCATATCTTATCAAATCCAGCATTTCTGCCCATTAAAACAGCACTATCACGCATTGCCTGAGTATCAGCCATAGGAAAGTTAATAAGGTCCTCTGCTATCTCTTGTAACCATATATTATAACCATTAAAATTAGCCCACATCACCATATCAACTACTCTATTCCAACAATGCAATTGCCATGAAGTCCCAATGGTTGCCACTAAAGTAGAACCAGGACGAATATGCCACCCATCAGAGAATCTTTCTGAATTACGAGCCTTCTCTACAGGATTAGCATGAGGTTGTATTGTGAAATTCTCTACCTCAGATACAGGAACTGTATAAAATTGCTGCATTAACCCTCCTGATACTCTACTACTATTTTATATAAGCTCTTTTGTAATTCATCCCATTCATCAGAAGATATTTCTTTATCTTTTACTGATTCTCTAGCCATAATAAACCATTTTATTAAATCTACAGCTATATTGTAATATTTTATATGTTGCCATAACTTATTCAACTCTACATCTCACAATAAAATGATTTTCATACGTCTCTACTGTATTTCCACCATTTACATGAGTAACATGAACACGATAAGACTTACCAATTGTTAAAGACTCCAAAGTAGGTAATGTAATTAATGTACCACTTACTGTAACAGCCTGAGTCCCTACTACTGTGCTTTTTACATCAGTATCAATAGCTTCTACATCTACTACCTTCAAAACAATAGGTGTACCACTAACAGTAGTAGAGAAATTACCTACATTAAGTACATACTGTACTTTTTCATCTGGTGTCTGATTAAAAGATTGTTTTGAACCTAATCCAATAGACCTTCCTAAGAAATTAACTGTAACTGTCATTTAAGTTACTCCAGTCCACAAACCAAAGAGTTTACCTAATTCATAAAAACCATATCCCATACCTGATAAAGAAAGTCCACCTCCAATTCCTATAGCACCCTTTTTATTGATTGAATAATGTCTATTTGACCTATGATTAAAGTGTCCATCTATATTGCTTGATAAAGATAAAAATCCATCCTTAACATCAGTTTTTAAATCTGACATATTTCGGTCAAGATTAGATACATTAGTTCGTATAACAGATTGGTCTGTCCTCATAGTATTAACATCTGATGTAAGTTTAGATATTTCCCGTCTAGTCTCTTTTCTCTCTCTATCTACAATCTCCTGCCTAATTTCCTGTTTAACTCTCATTTCTACGATTTCTTCACGAATAGTTGGTCGTTTGACATTCATGAAGAATTACTCCTCTTCTGCTGTAACTAACTCATATGAATAAGGTATAGAATATTCTCTAGGTTCTCCAGTCTTATCTTTTTCTGTATGTCCATTTGAATTATTTGTAATCATTACAGCCTGACGTAGACTTTCAACCTCTCTTTCCTTTTCCTCTTCATCTACATCCTTTTGCTCAGGTTCACTCTTTGTTTCTACATCATGTAAAAACTCAATACCAGATGATTGGTCTATATGGTCCAATAAAGTATGCAGAACAGCTTTAATTCTACCTTTATCATTATCATCTAAAGTTAGAATACTCTCTGCTTTTGAAGCTTGATTTATGAATCCACCTAGATTTCTAAGAGACTGTGTTAACCTTTGCAAGTCACGCATTGAGATTTTAGGCATGAAGATTTCAATATCTCTATTCTTGCCTGAAATCTTTTCACCATGTAATTCTGCTTGGTCCAACACAAAGTCAAATATCTCTAGTAATATATCACGCCAAATATATTGACGGTCTGCTAGAGTTTTAAATACCCACTCATTAACGTCACCACCAGCTTGTTTTCCACCTCCTGGGTCTCCAAATGCCTGTGAAGATAAACCACTACCTCCCCAAATCATATGCATAAAGGTTGTAGCATCTTGAGTAGCATCATCAGCTTGCAAGTCAGGAGACATTGGCTTACGTTGCTCTTTTTCATTATGTAGATAAAATCTTCCAGAACGCTGTTTACGCTCTGATAAGATTAAATCAGCCATCTTTTTTTCTAACTCATTAGGACCAGCACCTTGAATTTCGATATCCCACAGGAATTGGGACATATAAGATTGACGTTGTGCTCTATTAAAGATAAATTGGTCGTATATATCTATCCAGTCAGCTATAGCATAAAGGTCTGAAACACCACGTAAGCCATCATGTGTCTTATTAATAGCGAAAAAGAACATATCTCCCCAATATTTGAGGAAAGCAGGGTCATCAGGGTCAGTATTTACCTTAATTGCTTGAAATATTTGTTTAGGAACAGATTCACCACTTGCATCTTTACCTTCTTTAGTGATAATCTGTTCAACCTCATATACATTCCTAATATTAGGCAATAATTGATCGATTATACTAGGATGTGTTGCTCCTAACTGTACAGCACCATTAATTTGGTTAACATAAGCAGGATAGAGTGCTTCACCATATAAACTAAGTGATATTACCCTTTCACGTAGGTATTTCCTCCAGTTATTCCTTCTATCCTTCCAAAATCTCTGTAAAATGATATCTACAGTAGGGTCTTTAGCTTTTACGATGATTCCTTCGCCTACAACAAATGCTTTCATAACTTCAATGATTCTATGAGCGATAGCATTACGCCGATAAAGATGCACAGCAATAGCTTGCATCCTATCAGTTTGAAAGGTAGGAAGATCTTTACCTCCTACTGTTAATGGCGTCCAACCTATATTCTCTACATCATCTATATTACCTTGACCAGATGTAGAGTAAGGAAGATTTTCACGAAGATTAAATAACTTAGCTACACTCTCTCGTAGATAATTCATTAAAATATTTCTCTCCTAAACATACCAATACTTAAACCATCTCTACGAATTGTACCTATTCCATCATCATTATAATATTCATCTAGAGCTTCCTGTTCTTCTTTAGTTAATCCTCTATCTGAATATCTTTGAGTAGCCTGTTCAATAAAGTCTTGAATCTCTTCTTTACTACCAGGTTCAGATATACTATGAGCAGTTACAGTAGATATAATGGATGTAAGTACTCCAGCTACACCATCTAAGGTATCATCATGTGGGGCATCAGGAAAAGAAACCCATTCTTCTACAAAGATACCAAATTCATCAATAGGTTGCCATCTGTCTAATTCATCTTTAAATCCAGGTAATAAAGCACGTCCAGCATTAAAATGAGCACCAGCAGACTCAAATTTAATCTTTTTGTCTGAACGATGCCAATTCTTGTCTGTTTCTACAATATTGAACATTAATAGTTCTTTTATATGATTATAGAAATATAATTGAGGGCCACCTACCTCTACAACTATTGTTTCAGGAGCCCATATAGCATATACATCTCTAATTAACTGTGTTTGCACTTCTAGTGGAGCTTTTGTACGAATTAAGTTTAAAAGATATATCTTATTCTCAAATAGTCCAGCAGTTACCATACAAAAGAAGTCTGCACTATTACGTTGAGAAGCAGCAGGGTCTATAAAAGTTACAATCTTTTCAAATACAGTAGGCTTATTATTCCAATCATACCAACTAAGCCATGAACGCTTTAAGTAGTTACCAGTTGTATCTATAGGAGAGGACAAATATTGAGAAGAGAAAGAAACAGGGCCAAGCTCTTTCTGCCATCCAGATAGAACTTCAATAGGAAATTGTTCAGGCCAATAAGATGTACCATCATCTTGAATAGCTTTATATACTATTACTTTACCCGGCATTAAGTAACTCCAGAAATTCTACTAGTTCCTTTAGATTACCCTGCTCTTCAACCTTTTTTCTGCGTCTCTCTTGTTTCATAGTTATTATACGTTTATGAGATCTATCCCAACAAGTTATACATAAACCATCACCAAGTTCTCCATATATTAAGCAAGGAGTATTCTTAGTTGTTTTACCTTCGCAAACCCCAACACTTTCAATAGGTATATGAATTTCATCAAGATATTCTCTATTTTTTTGACTAAAAGCCATAGCTGTATGGCTTGCTCTTGTTTGTCTCTCTACCATTTAGTAATTCGAGGCCTCACGTCTATATCACGTAATTGTTCTTCAGAATTAAGCCAATGTCTCATATTATCAGGCATCCTACCTAAAACCCAAGCATGACCACAATTACCACATAGATAAGCTTTATTTTCACTAATCTCTGATTTTAGCAATTCATTATGAGCTTTACATTTACATTGCCATAATAGAGATTGACCATCCTGCATAGGAGTAATCTTAATTTGAGGCATTGTAGGTTCAGCAAACGGATTTATTAATGTCATACCCTTTCTAACTCCCGTTCTAATTCACGATATCGTCTTATTTGTTCCAATACCTCATCTACCATATTACCAGTTAATTCTGCATCATTCTCTACCATCTTTGAAATAACTGAAATATAAATATCTTTCATTGACCATCTAGACCCAACTACTATAGTTTGAGTCTTAGAATGACGTGAACCCTTTAATTCCTCATTAAACCAATAATTTATATCTATAATTTGACTATCAGTCTTAACATCGTTACGGTCAATAATATCATCAAGTATGATAATATCAGCACGACGCCCAACAACAGCACCACCAACACCCACAGAAAAAATAGAAGCATCTTTCGCATCAACACGAAAGCCTAATTGATTAAATTCTGGCCTACCTTTAACAATCTTTTCAGTTTCATTCCATTTTACTGTTTCAGACTGAGCAGAGGTAGAAATATTAGGAATCATATCTCCAAATAGAAGCTTATATTTTTCAAGCTTCATTATGCTTTCTATACTTCTACTAAATGAAGATGCCAGTGTAGCAGTATGAGAACCTATAATGACTCTAATTCCTCTATCATTACCAAGTCTATATGCAGGATAACGAGTTGACACTATAGATGACTTGCCAGAGTTTCGAGGAATAATACCTGCAACATCTTCTAATGTATCTAAAGCATCACATAATTCTATATGATGTTTACCATTAACCTCTTCAAATACATACTCGTTGAAATATTGCATAGTATTACGAGCATCTATTACCTCTTTATCTATAGAAACTTTATTAGTAATAGACTTAAAAAGGTCAGTAAGTTGTACGCTGTCAACATTAAGAAGATCTGAATTATCAAATAAGCTAGGATTTAACATTATTGAGTAGCAACTGGAAGTGATATACGATTCAAACCATGATTTATGGCTTCTCTAACATCTGTATCAATTACATTAGTATCTATAATCTCTCCAATTACTCCCATAATAGCATGAACAACCTTTATATCAATAACATACTTGCGACCAACTTCGATTTCATGCTTAGTTTGTATTAGTTTAGCAATATTCTTAGTTATAGTAACAATTGAACGAGTTAATGAATCAGCATCTAACTTTAAACCTAATTCACTAATCTCTTCTTTTGTACAACTAGCAAATACCGCTATATGTTTATCGAACAACTCTAGATAAGACCTATTTAATGCTATTTCTCTATCTAGTGAGTATATTTCCCTATCACGAAGATAAAATTCCATTCTATCTTGAAGTGCAGGGATTTGATACATTTGTACTAAAGAGTTATTAGACCT